TTGTCTGTTCTGCATCAGGCTGACGTTGTTGCATAGCTTGTACTTCCTGTTGGGTCATGTCACGTATCAATTCAATTCTTTCTGTGTAGCCAATAGAATCAGCAAACAACATGAATACTGCTGGAAAGTCCACTGTCTGGCCCTGCGTGGCTAACTGCTGTAGCAATAGAGGATTCATCATTAACTGCATTAAAGGTGGTGCCATAGCTGACAAAGCCTGTCTGGATGTCATTTTGGAGCCTGCACGCATCTTGAACCGGACATCTGCATTAAATACAGATAAGGGATCTAGCTCTCTACCATCTACTGCTTGTACAAGTTGATTGGGGTCCAGGAAACGCTGGTTCATTTTGTGTGTATCTGCCAGCATGCACTGCAGGACATTCATCTCTATATTCTCTACAAAGTACTGGATACGGCTGAAGGCTCCGCTAGCCAAGGCGTTGGCACCTGTAGCTGTGCGTAAAGCAGGGTTTTGTCTGGCTGGTGCGCCACTAACTAAATCGTTCAATCCTGTAATCTTTTGGGCACGGTTCTCACTAGCTTCTTGCTCTACAAAGGCCTGTGAGGTGGCTCCAGTTGGAAATAGACGTATGACATGCTTAGAGGGGTCATCAGCTGATATAAGAGCACCTGGACGCTGCCTTAGCTGGCTCTGGGGTACATTGATACCTCTATGTTTGACTGTAGGTGGATGAATGCTCAAAGCCAGTTCATCTATCCTGGCATTTAACACAGCCTGCTGGAATCGTTGTTCCCCTTCCAGAACATCAGACATGGCCTGACCATAGAACCTATCAGACATATCTGCATATGTAATGGCGTAGAAGGGTATAAAACCAAATGGGTTAGATTGATTAAATATTACCCATGAGGTAGCCCCATTACGGATAACCTGTACATATCTGGATTTAGTCCAATAATGCAAAACCTCAGCGCGGTGGCCACCGGGGTCCAAGGTAGAGTCTGTACGAGGATCATAACTGCCCTGCCTGGATGCTTCTGTAAACAGCAGGGTATTGTCAGCCTCTGTCATAGGCTTGTCTGTGGCCATACGATTTAGGAATATGTTGGAGGGTATAGTCCAATCCTGCTGACCACGTCTGGCTGCAATTTCATCTAGGTCTGTCAGGACACGTCTGATGCAATATCTGGCATCCTGGGGTATAGGCGATGGGCAATGGGGATCAATATAGAATTGCTTGATAGATACATGTGAGGCAATGGGCCTGTTTTCAGTCTCAGTAAATTTCTCCTCACGCATCTTAATCGTAAATTTGCCTGTGGGTACACTAATAAAGTTACCTGATAAGTCCCTTATTCTCTGTCGTTTGGGCTTGAAATCTGCTGTATATCGGTTTACCTCACGTTCAGTATGTAGCCATTCTAACTGTATGATTCCAGTACCATATTTAACGCCATCCTTAATGCTGCGGCGCAGGTTTTCCTTAAACTGGCAATTCTCGTATTGGGCTATTAGAACGTCACGAACGATCTCAGCAGCCTCTGGTGGTGTACCTTTTTGGGCATTTACATCAAACCAGGGGTCATTACCAAATATGGCCTGGAGAGCTTTAGGCAAAAAGGACTCAATTTGCTGGAAAGCCAGATAGACGCCTAATGCAGATCTAGGTATACGAGTACCTTCCCATGTTTTTTGGGGGGCATGGGCTACATAAAGATCATCTGCATTACGAAAACGCCAGTCATGGTTTGTGGTGCGATAAGCCTCAGCCCGCTCAAAGTCACGCACCACCACCTTACCTGCAAATTCATCAGACCATTCCTTTGTAGGTAAATGGATGATATCTTTTTGGGTTCCAGGCAGTTCGCTTACTGTGTCTACTTTAGCCATTAAATACCAGTTTTACTATCGTAGTGTTTATTTAAATCCCCCGTTTGATCCCCAAACATAGCCTCTCCACCAAACCCAAATCCATTAAAGTGTGGAGTCTGCCATGGGCCTACAACCTCTTGTTTAAGCCTGGGCAACATATCCAGCTCTATGCCACTGCCCTGATTCTGTGTTTGATCCACCAAAGTGTCCAATATATCGTCATGTTTATATTTTGGAAACCGCAATACCTCGTTGTAGACCTCATCTTTACATACTATATCTTGTGCAAATCTTATATTACCAGAAGAAAACCAGTAACGAAGGCTATGTTTGATTCTGACTTGTTTAGACCATTGATTGTCTCTGGGAATATAGCTAATCAGGAGGTGCTGATTACGGATGATTTGTTCACGCTCAATAGTTGATTTCAACCCCCTGGCATGGGCTTCCTTTTCTATTTTCCAGTCCAATATCCTACCGTTGAGTCGTTTGTCCATCTCGAACATAATTTGACAGACATCATTACCGTCAAAGTGTCCTCTGTGGATTTCAAGAATATACATTTTGCCATCCCGCCCAAATCCTGCAAGGGTGATAACGGAATAATCACCCGTGGACTCTCTTTCAAGTCCTGCCAGATCAACGGTGGCATGGAGACGTAATGTTGGAAAAAGCTCATTTATGACCCTTTGTGGAACCCATAACTTGTCCAGCTGTTGAATGTTGCATAAACCAGTACCCTCAGCCATGGGATTCAGCTCGTACTGATTGGCAAACATTTCATGTCCAAGCCCACCTATTGGATTGTCTCTAAGATAGATTAGACGCTTTAAACTAAATTGCTCTGGCCAGATAGCCTCTGTCTTGGCTTCGTTAGCCCAACAAGTGCGATGGGTTAATTTCCACTCCTCTGCAATCTCTTTTAAATCTGATAATTCCTTGCCTCGTATGTCATCAGCTTTCGCCTTAGCGTATTTTTCACGCTTAATTTGAATTTCTGCTAACAGCTCCGCATGGAAATCAGAATAATCATAAATAGTTCCTTCTATAGTTCTCCAACCCTCCACTGGATTTCCTTCACTATCTGATTGAGTTTCAACCAGTGGAATGCACATGGCAAAATGAGAGGCAATGGTCCTTAGGCCACCTTGGGTTCTGGAATTAAACTGGTCAATAACGTCACTGTGCTTAATCACATCATAGTGAGGACCAGCCATAGAAGATGTGGCTGTGATTATGCTGAGAGTAGACTCCTTCTTTGTAATATCTGTACGGTTTGGCAAAGTAAAACCCTCAGTATTACCCAGTTTCTTACCACGCTTTGGACAATACTCAGGGAAGAAGAAACGCATTTGCTCATTAAGTTCAAATTGGGATGCAATACCTATAACAATATCGGTTGCTAAGTCCTCAGTGGCTGTTGTGACCAGAATACGGATATCTGGATAATTCAACATCCATTGAATGCTGTGAGCAATACAATTCAAAGTAGTCTTGAGATGCCCACGAGGATATAAAAGTAAATGCTGCTTTTGGCCTGGTAGATCCCACAAAGGCACCTTGGGCTTGGAACGCATGACCTTTAGCCGTTGTGTATTGATTATTTCACTACGGCCATAAAACTGTTGAAGGTCATCTATAATTGGGCCATGGGCATGATCCACAACATCTGTAAAACCTAGAATGTTATGGCAAAGCCAGCGCAGGTCTGTACGGGCCAGATTACGGCAATCACCCCAAGATTTAGCAAAGGCTGCTTTCTGTAGGTGGGTTAAGCGTTTCCACGGGATATCTTGGGCTTTGAGTGGCATAGGTCATTTAATTGGTTGAAGGTGGTCATGGTCACCTTCAGGTATTAACTTGAGGCCTAGTCCTTTGACTCGTCTTGTGAATGTGGCAATTCTGTTAAGGCGTGTGTCTTTGTCCCAGACATAATCCCTGCCTCTACCTGACAAGTGAAAGCTGGCTGGACTACCACCAACCTTCTTGTTGTGCTCAAGAGTTCGTCTACCAGATGTCTGACTAATTGGGAATTCCACTTCCAATGTTCCACAAATAGCATCAAACTCGGTCCTGGTCATCTATTCAGTGGTAGTGCTGCAACTAAAAGGTTATTAATTCCACCAGTTTGTGGCTTTACGAATCTTGACACTAGCCTCAATAGCTTCTTCAATGCCATCCAGGAGCAATGCCCAGTCTTTAACACCAAACTCCACTCTTTCATTTCTATCCAGGGCTTCTAAAGCCATCTTTGCAGAGGCTACGACAAATTCCTTCTTGTTGTCGCCTTTGCCCTTGCCAAACAAGCTCTCAGCTTTGTCTACCAAGTCGTCTAAGTCTAGAAATGTACCCAAAGGAGTTGTATCTAAGGCAATATCTCCAATTGTAGTACCTACCCCAAGGGCTGCTTTACCAATCTTGCTCCAGAAGCTCAAGCGCCTACCTCCATTGGATGGATTTCACTTATAATCTCATTGTTGGGTTTAGAATTCTGTTCCTCAATATCCTCATCAGATAATCGGATATATTCTACCTGTGTCGTATCAAAGGCATACAATTTAGGATCTGGGTTTTGATCTTCAATGTAGGCTTTCACACGCTGCTCTGCAGCCTCAAATTGCTGCTTACACTGGAGATAATGATTAACCAAGATATTGAATGTTTCTAGCCTGGGGCCTTCCAGTTTCATACTTCCTCTGCTGATAGAGTTGCTTTAATAGTCTTTTCGGCTTTATCCATGAGTTTATGGCGCATTACCAACGTCAAAGATCCAGCAGAGTTGGCTAAATTAGCAAGTCTCCACTTTGCATGGTCTTCTAGAGCATTGTCGATGATTGCTTGAATATATGCCTCAAAATCACCCAGTCTTGTCTTGATTGCAGCATCCTGGGCAGCAGTTAGAGTAAATGTGTATTTTGCCATTAGCTCTCCAGAAGATGTAGTTTGGCCTCCAAGCCTACGATTCTTTTCAAGGCTCCCTGTAGTTTTGTGTAGAGTTGGCAGATTGCACCATTCTGGGCACGTTGAAGTTGGGTGACGTTGGTGAGTCCACCTTCAGCAACCGGGGCACCAAGAATCTTTGCGTCAATCAGATCCTGCTCGTTGTACTTCACAAATTCATCCCACTCTTGTTGAATGACCTTGCCACGACTTCTGTCGAAGGTACGCAGGAGATGAACGTCGTCATACTCATCAAAGGTTCCGCCAGATGTAACAGTGAACATATCGCCATCTTCATCAATGAGGAAACGGGCCACGTTTGCACCACCCACTCTGGCGGTTACTGTGAAGACATTGCCATTTGCCGTGATATCAGCTAAACCATTCGACCCATCATGTTCTGCTGTGAAGAAGTCAATCTGCCCAATACCATCAGTTGTCTTTGTTGTGTCGGCCTGCCCACCGTAAGCTTCGTTTCGCCAAACGGGAGTTTCAGCGAGATCTTCCATGTAAGCCTGAACCCTGACGCCACCCTTGGCACCAGAAGTTTTATGGATAACATAGAAATCATCTGTTTCAGTAGGATTTGACC